TGATGGTCATGATAATGCATTCCTTGGTTTCATGTGGAGATTTGGTGAAAATCAACCAATCGCCGCATATAGCCAGAAGAAGATAATCAACAATCTGATGGAAGAAGGAATGACATTTGATGAAGCGGTTGAATATTTTGAATTCAATATCATCGGTGCATGGGTTGGAGCAGGAACACCGTGCTTCATCGAAGATATGACAATCGAAGAAGCAAAAGAAAGAGTTGAAGAATATGAAGTATAATATTTTAAATAATAATGGAAATGAACATGCAGCCATAGAAATCGCAGAAGGAAAATTTTCTGGTATTGCGATTCAATATGGAATTATCAAAGTTGAAGAATTAAACGAAAACCTTGTTTTAAATTTCAACTATGATATAGTGAAGGGCGAAGTGTCCGATAGCGACAAGGATCAATTCAATCAAGTTGTCGGAGACATTCTAGTTAAGTTACTAGAAGAGCGTGATGGAACAATTGGTGACGAATTTGACGGAGAGGTAATTGAAGATGATGGAATCAGTTATATTGAAGAATCTGGCGACGAATGAAACTTACGCTCGTAAGGTTCATCCATTTCTCAAAGAAGAATACTTTTCAGGAAATGCCAATAAGAAAATCTTCGGTCTGATCTCTGACTTCATTACCAAGTACAACAGCCTCCCCACAAGGGAGGCTGTTGATATTAGTCTATCCAAACTTGATCTGGTTTCTGAGGATGAATACACAGAATGCTCCAAGTGCATTGAAAGCATCTTTGCTGAAACAGATCTTACGGATATTAATTGGCTAGTTGAACAAACTGAAAATCATGTAAAGGATAAGGCGGTTTACAATGCTATCATGGATTCTATCCACATTCTTGACGGAAAGTCAAAGACTCATACAAAGAATGCAATTCCGACTATTCTTTCAAATGCTCTTTCTGTCTCTTTTGACAACCACATTGGTCACGACTATATTGACGATGCTGAACGCCGTTTTCAGTTTTATCATCAGGTAGAGAAGCGCATTCCATTCGATCTTGAATTCTTCAATGCCATCACTGGTGGTGGTGTTCCTGCCAAGACTCTCAATATCGTCATGGCTGGTACTGGCGTAGGTAAGTCCCTATTCCTTTGCCACCATGCAGCCAACTGCCTTGTTCAGAATCTGAATGTTCTTTACATTACCTGTGAAATGGCAGAAGAAAGAATTGCCGAGCGCATCGATGCCAATCTACTAGACATCACTTTGGATAGCCTCAAAGAACTTCCAAAGAATATTTACGACAAGAAGATGGAAGCTCTCAAGAGCAAGATTCATGGCAAGTTGATTGTCAAGGAATACCCGACAGCAAGTGCATCAGTTGCAAACTTCAAGCATCTTCTAGACGAACTCAAGATCAAGAAGCGTTTCATTCCAGATGTCATCTTTGTTGACTATATCAACATCTGTGCTTCTGCCAGGATCAAGCAGAATGCCAATACCAATAGTTACTTTTATATCAAGTCTGTGGCCGAAGAACTGCGCGGTTTGGCAGTAGAGTACAATGTGCCGATCTTCTCTGCCACTCAGGTAAACCGTTCAGGATTTGCCAACAGCGATTTCGGTCTTGAAGATACCTCAGAGTCGTTTGGTCTTCCTGCCACAGCAGACTTCTTCTGTGCTTTGATCAGTACAGACGATCTTGAGAATCTTGGACAAATTCTGGTAAAGCAGTTGAAGAACCGCTACAATAGTGCTACCGTGAACAAGAAGTTCGTGGTTGGTATTGATAGGTCCAAGATGAAGCTCTTTGATGTCAAGCGCGACGATCAAGACGGAATCTCCGATTCAAACCAGAACGATCCTCATGGATATGGTAATGGATATAGCCCTCGCCAGATTCCCAATCTGGTAAAGGTAAATGATTGGAAGATTGAATGAGCGCATACATCGATAAGACCTATATCAACATCGTTTCAAGCAATCTGGGAAAGTTCAAGTGGAAGAAGGACAATCTGGCAAACTGCCGTTGTCCTTTTTGTGGCGATTCTAAGAAGCGTAAGAATCTTGCCCGTGGTTATTTCTACCAGAAGGGAAATGATTTCTTTTACCGCTGCCACAATTGCGGTTATGGAACTAATCTCTATTCTTTCCTAGAAGCAATCAATCCAGATATCGCAAAGGAATATGCATTTAGGAGATTTTCAAATGGAGAAAATGGAAGATCAAACTACAAGAAGCCAAAGACAGAGGAGCTATTCAAGCCCTCTAGGAAGATTACTACATTCGAAGTTCCGCCACATTGCGTCAATGTTTGTGACCTTGGTTCTGAACATCCAGTCGTGCAATATCTGGCCAAGAGAAACATCCCTGATGAATCGCTCTGCTACTTTTATTACACCGAAGACTTTGGAAAGACCGCAAAGGAATTCAGCAGCGAATACTCGCTACCAGAAGAACCAAGACTCGTCATTCCCTTCTACGACGAAAACAAGGAACTCATCGGACTCCAAGGCCGTGCGCTTGAGAGAGATTCCAAGATCCGATATATTACTCTCAAGAAGGATTCTGTGGAAAAACTATGGTATGGATTATGGAGAGTAAATCCACAAGAAACAATCTATATTACAGAAGGCCCAATCGATAGCATCTTCCTACCCAACGCAGTTGCGATGGTTGGTGCTGCTGGAGATATGAAACTTCCAGAAAAGATTGCAAACAGCGAGGTGGTTTATGTTTTCGATAATGAAAAGCGCAACAAGCAGATTTGCAACTTCATGGAAACGGTTATGGAGAAGGGTCATAAGATTCTTATTTGGCCTGATGTTAAGGTCAAGGATATTAACGACTATGTTCTTGCGGTTGGTGATCCGATGGATATGATTAGCAAGAACACCTATTCAGGATTAGAAGCAAAATTGAGGTATATGCAATGGAAAAAGTAAATGTTCTAGACAAGGGTTTTGTTCGTATGATTGAGTGTATGGGAAGCGATCTAACGGTTGTTAATTCAGCCAGAGTTTCGTTTCACAAGGAAAGCGAATGGGAACATCCAGATAGCCATGTTCCTGCGAATATTCTTTCAGAAAAAGATAAGAAGCTAATTAAGTACCTTGCCCAACACAAGCACTGGACTCCATTTGCCCATCCCCAGATCATGCTTCACATCAAGGCCCCAATTTCGATTCGAACCCAGCTTTTTAAGCACAAGGTTGGGTTTGTCGAGAATGAAATTTCTCGTCGTTATGTAACCGAAGAACCCGAAATTTACATTCCAAAATGGCGTTCTAAGCCCACAAATGGAGCAAAGCAGGGGTCAGAAGACTTTATTACCAGCGAAGACACGGTAGTGGCTGCTGAGGCCATGTACTTCGGGGTGGCTAGCGATGCCCTAAAGACCTACAACTGGCTCCTAGAGGCTGGCGTAGCCCCTGAGCAGGCCCGTTTCGCCCTACCCCAGGGTACATACACCGAATGGTACTGGACTGGTTCTCTGGCCGCTTATGCGCGGGTTTATAAGCAAAGAATCGACCCCCATGCACAATGGGAAGTCCGGGAATACGCTTCGGCTATTGGGCAGCTAATTCAGCCCTGTTTTCCTGTCTCTTGGCAGGAACTGACGAAGTAAACCTTGACTAAATACCCAACACGGCTAGAATGCCACAATTAAAAAAGGAAATATGTTAATGCCACTACCAACCCCATACCAAAGTTTTATTCATTCCTCCCGCTATGCTCGTTGGATCGAAGACGAAAATCGCCGTGAATCGTGGGGAGAGACTGTAAAACGCTATTTTGATTTCTTTGAAGTTCACCTCAAGGAAGCCTGCAACTACAAGCTTTCAAAGGATCTTCGTAAGGAACTTGAAACAGCGGTATTGGATTTGGAAGTGATGCCATCCATGCGTTGCCTCATGACCGCAGGCGAGGCACTAGAACGCGACCATGTAGCAGGGTATAACTGCTCCTATGTTTCAACGAGCAAGGTTCGCTCGTTTGACGAGATTTTATACATCCTAATGTGCGGAACGGGTGTCGGTTTTTCTGTCGAAAGGGAATTCGTTGAAAAGCTTCCTACTATTGCTGAAGAATTTACAAATAGCGATACTATTATCGTGGTCGAAGATTCTAAGATTGGTTGGGCTAAAGCCTACCGAGAGCTATTCTCACTACTCATTGGTGGTCAGATTCCGCAATGGGACATTTCAAAAGTTCGTCCTGCTGGAGCGAGACTTAAAACCTTCGGTGGACGAGCATCGGGACCTGAACCTCTGGAAGACCTTTTCAGATTTACCATTGAAACCTTCCGCAAGGCAGCGGGTAGAAAACTCACTACCGTCGAATGCCACGATATCGTATGCAAAATTGCTGAAATCGTAGTTGTCGGTGGCGTTCGTCGCTCTGCTCTTATCTCACTCTCGTCACTTGACGATGATCGTATGCGTATGGCAAAGAGTGGTGCATGGTGGGAGAACAACGCTCAACGCGCACTAGCAAACAACTCAGCCTGCTACAAGGAAAAGCCAGACATGGCTACCTTCATGGACGAATGGGTTTCACTCTACAAGAGCAAGAGCGGAGAGCGTGGTATCTTCAACCGTAAGGCTGCAAAGAACCAGATCAAGCGTCTTGGAGATCGTCGTGATCCAAACCACGACTTCGGAACCAATCCTTGCTCAGAGATTATTCTACGCGACCGCGAGTTCTGCAACCTATCTGAAGTCGTGATTCGTGCAGACGATACTCCAGATACACTTGCTCGTAAGGTTCGTCTTGCGACTATCCTGGGTACATTCCAGTCTACTCTTACCAACTTCCGTTATCTTTCAAGCGACTGGAAGAAGAATTGCGAAGAAGAGCGTCTACTTGGAGTATCCTTGACTGGTATCATGGATAATGAAATCACCAATGGTCGTGCTGGCGGTGTAGACCTTAAGGATGTTCTTGATCATCTGCGTCATGTCGCAATCGAAACCAATAAGGAATATGCACATAAGCTAAAGATCAATGAATCTGCTGCCATCACTTGCGTAAAGCCAAGCGGAACGGTCAGTCAGTTGGTTGATGCTGCTTCGGGTATTCATGCTCGTCATGCCAGCTATTACATTCGTCGCGTTCGTGCAGACCGTAAGGACCCAATCTGCCAGTTCATGATCGACAAGGGATTCGTTGCCGAGCCATGTGTAATGAAGCCAAACCACACAATGGTTTTCTCATTCCCCATGAAGTCCCCAGACCATTGCGTAACTCGTAATGATATGACCGCAATCGAACAACTGGAGCTTTGGTTGACCTACCAGCAATACTGGTGCGAACACAAGCCAAGCATCACTGTAACTGTTCGGGATGAAGAATGGATGGAAGTAGGAGCATGGGTTTATGCTCACTTTGATGAGATCAGCGGTATTTCATTCCTTCCACACTCTGATCATACCTATCGTCAGGCTCCATACGAAGACTGCACCAAGGAGCAGTATGAAGCATTACTGGCTAAACTTCCTGCTGATGTTGATTGGTCAGAACTATCCAACTACGAGAAGGAAGATAACACTACCGGAACCCAGACTTTTAGTTGCACCGCAGGAGCTTGCGAGATTGTGGATCTGACTAAATAATATGTGATATTAGCTGGAATTGATTACTCTTTAACTTCCCCATGCATCTGTCTATTCAATGGACTTTTGCATGGGGAATTTTGTTATAAAAATTGCTCCTTTTATTTCTTGACCGATATAAAAAAGAATGCCACAATGTTTAACAACAATATTCGTGGAGAACTATTTCCAGATTATACTGCTGAATGTGGTAGATACGATAGTATATCTGATTGGGCAGTAGATTTATTGATAGGATGTAATATGGTGGCTCTTGAAGATTATGCTTACGGGGCAAAGGGAAGAGTCTTTCATATTGCAGAAAATACTGGTATTCTTAAATACAAACTTTGGCAAAACTCAATTCCATTGGATGTGGTTCAGCCAACAAAGGTTAAAAAATTTGCCACAGGTAAAGGTAATGCAGGAAAACCAGAAATGTTCCAGGCATTTGTTGAAGAAACTGGAGTAGATCTACGATTTCACATGAATGATGCTAAAAAGGAAATAGGCAACCCAATATCAGATATTGTGGATGCCTATTACATTTGTAAATATAATTACAAAGAACTAAATTAAATTATTATCTTTGTGATTGGCTTCTTTGTCTTGCTGCTAAACTTGTTGGGCCAAGCCATCTTCCTCTAGTTGCTCTTAAATTTTCTGGCCTTACAGTATGTCCTTTTGCTGCTAATCTAGTTAGAGCAGCTTCAGGACCTTCAGCACCTATTGATCCTTCTATGCTTAGTCCAGTTTCAGGATCAGGATCTGTAGTAAATCTGAAATGAGTACCAGCCCCTGGAATATGGTATCCTCCACTCAAAGGAGAACTACTTTGAGTTTCTTCTCCTTCTCCTCTATAGATTAATGTAGCCTTTTCAGGCTTATCTTGCATTTGAACTGGTAAAAATCTTTGCATTGCTGCTTTAGTCATTTCTCTTCCATGAGCACCAGTACTTAATAAAGCAGTAGTTCTTGAAACTGTTCCAATATCTTCTATACCCTTTACTGGACTTTCAGATGGTAGAACTTCAACTGGTTTTACTGCACTTGTAGGTTCTAGTCTAAATCCTTGACCGGGAGCAGAACTTATTTTTTTACTTACAGCAGCCGAAACATCACCGTGTTCGTGGCCTTTTTCTTCTTCACTTTGTTTTTCTTCAAGAACACACATTGGCTTCTGCCAAGAATTTTTTCTCAAAGAATTCTGGAAAGAAACTAAATTTTGATTGTTTGACTGTATTCCTTGAAGGTAGGATAGAAAAAGTTTACGATTCATTTATTATTCGCCTTTTTTCTTAGTGAAGAATTCTTTATAGCCCCAAGCAACAACCAAGAAAAGAATGGGCAAATACCAGATCACCCAGCTATAATCATCTTTGACCATCTTGTTATTTTCAATCTGGCTCTTGATGTCCATCATAATAACATTATCGCCAGTGATGTCTGGGACAATTTCTGGAGTGGTATCGCATCCTGCAAATACAAGTGCTAGAACTAAAACTATTGCCCAGATCTTCTTCATGACTTCCTCCCTGCGGCAGCAGTGCCAAAGTAGAAACCAACAATTGCTACGAGTATTTGACGATTCTCAGATGTATAAAGGTATCCATTGATTTCAACGAAATACTTCTTTGCAGTCTCTGGGAATAATCCGAATAGGGCTTCAGGATTTGTCGAGTCTACTTCAACGAAGGTTGGAACACCGAAGAATGGTAGAATGAAAGGTGCAGCAATAGTTCCAAAAAGAACTGTTAGAACAATTAGTTGACGAACACCCTTGCCGACATCAAGGGGAACTCTCTGAGCCGCCTTGTCCTGATTTTCAGTTGTCTGCTTGTTAGCAGCAATTAGGCGTTCAAATAGCTCTTTTTGATCCTGACTCTTCTGAGCCATGAATCGAAACAAAAATCCAGTAAGGCTTCCGCCTATCAATGAAATCAACTCAGTCGGCATAATAACCTCCAGAATTATTTATATTATGATTTATCGCTCAAACCACCTAAGAGGGTTTGTTGGAAAAGTATATGGTCCTGGCACTGTAGGATCAGGATCATCATCATCAGACATACCATCACCATCATCATCTTTATCTCTATCATCAGGAATTTGATCACCATCTACATCATTATCAAATGTATCTGGAATTCCATCATTATCTAAATCTGAGTCCGGATATAAATCTTCTTGCCAATCAGGAATTCCATTTCCATCACTATCATCCATATATTCACCTTCAAGAGCATCATCTACACCGTTTCCATTGGAATCACCCGGAATATCAGGTCTACCATCTTCATTATCATCAGTATACCAATCATCATACGGCATAATTTCAGTTGGATTATTTGGAACCATTCTCAATGGTCTTGGTCCTGTATCTGGTCCCCCACCTTCTACTGGCATTATATCCTGTGTAGCTTGACTTTCAAATATAGAAGGATATTCTTTTCTCCTAAACATAGGAGACTTTTTTCTTCTCTTTTTAGGACCAACTATGTCAGTTATGCTCAATCCCGGAATACCACCAGCTCCAACTGACATATCTTCAATAAGTGTATCAATTACTGAAAATCCTTTTTTGAGGCAATGAGATTCAAGCAGATATAAAGATTCGTGTGGAAGAATATTATAGCGATACATTTCATTTAGAAACATATCAAATGTTGCTAAATTATTGCTTAATGAAGATTTTAGCCCAGGATCTGAAGATGTAGCTATAATCTTCTTTAATTTAATTATGATGACTTCTAGAGGATCTAAAGAACCGTTTCTAAAAGCCTCATCCATGTCCTTAATATAATTTCCTCTACCATCAATTATACCTTTTCTAAAGGCATCGAAAGTAGAGAAAGGAGATGAAAGAAGCGTTAAAAATTTGTAAACAGTAAAGCTTCTTACCATCAATCCAGAACTAGAAATAGATTCGTTTATATTAGTCATTTCTTTGTTTTTCTACTTTATTAAGAATTCTTGTAATTCTAGCATCTGGTGCTAATAATTTAAGATCTGTTTCAGGTATAGACTGTGTTTTTAAATTCAAATAATTTAGAAAAGCTTTCAAAAAACCATGATATCTTTTTTCTAATTTAAAAAAAATCATTCTGATTGCAGATTCTTCTCCAAACAGATTGATTAAAATAAGAATATGATTACATATAAGATTATGCTTTAAAACTTTCTCTTCATCAAATTTCTGAAAAAGTCTTCTGATATATTTTATTCTTTTAACATCATCATTAAATTCTTCGACCGATGCACAAGCTGGATTGTTGTATTTCAGTTTTGCAAAGGTTTCAAAGTTTTGTTCACTTAGTATTTCCATTTTAAGCTGGGGTTAGAGATATTTCAAATTTATATAGGTGGTTATTTGTAATTATAACTTCAACAACCATATTAATTCCTTTACCACCATTGAACTCTGAAATACCATCAGTAACCAAGAATCCTTTGCTTAGATCATGTTCTGGGGTTGTTCCAAATGTTCCGCCAAAGCGATTCAATCTGAAGGTATTTGGTCCTTCTGGTGATGGCATCAACTTTGTTGCTGGAGTAAAATCAAAGTCTAGACCCATAATGTTCATTTTAGCTCTAAGCATGGAAAGAGCACCACGGGGGTCTAGATACTCTCTGTTTGTAAAGGTAGATAGGAATGCCTTTATTCTGTTTAATTGAGTATCGTTTTCAATTCTATGGACACCAAAATCGCTAGCAGCACTTCTAGTTGTCTTTGATGGCTGGAAAGGATCTCCAAAACCACCACCATCAGTCGATTCAGATTCCAATAGCTTAATTATATCTTTAAATTTCTTCATTTAGTTCCTTTGATTTATTTAGTATTCCTCTAAAGTATTCCAGACGCAAGGATGAACCTCTCATGGTTTTTGGATTAAATCTATTTTTGCTTTTTATAACCTTCAATACTGGTAAATCATCTTCTTGTTTTTCTGGGTTGAAAGCCATATCATTTAGATTTTCTGTATCTTCTTCAGAATTATCTACAGCTAAATTTTCAATATATGGTTCTGTCGATTCTTTTAGAACTTTCCATTTACCGCCTTTTTTCTTATACCATTTTGCAGCCCAAGCATTGGCGTAGGCACTTGGATATACATCAAACTTTTGACGGGCAAGAGATTTTGCTTGTGACCAAAGTTTTTTGTTTGTGGGTGTATTTTTCTCAAGAAGCTCTACTGTTTCTTGAATATCCTTTGCTTCTCCTAGCATCTGACCTACTGATTTATCACCTCTCCACATTTGGCAGCTCCAATAACGAGCCTTGGTCTTAGGTCCAGGATTATCATCACACGAATGACGAGCACGGAAATTTTTTCTGCGCTTTGGATCGTCACGCTTGATTTCCATATTTTTATCTCCAAAGTTTACTTTAACGACATTTCCTTTTTCGTTTTTAACATAAACTTTGAACTTTTTGACATCACCCTTCATGGGCTTATTCAATTTTGGAGTTTTTTCTTCGCTTATGGAATAGTCTTCTGGCATTTCTACCTCTTTATTATCTATGGCGCACGGAGGAGTCTTAAATCTCTTATTGCGCTTATCAATATCCATTTTTTGACCAGGGGTCATTGATGGACCTTTCTTATCAACATCGTATTGCTCATTAACCCCAGTATCGACATTGATTGGCTTCTTTC